ATTCGATACCATCGCCGTTAATAATTGCGAATCCTTCGACACATCTCTGGCTTGCCCCGGCATCGGTGAAGAGCTTGACAACAACTATTTCGCCTAGCATATTGAAAAATTTCTCATCTCCCCAATACGCATCTGCTGAGCCACCCCATCCCTTTAGGATTTGTTCATATACCTTCCACTCGTTTCCGAATTCGGGCCCCTCGACAAATATACTATCGTCGTCAACATTCCAATTGAAAAAGCCTCCTGCTTGTGCAATTGTCAAAGCCTCGCCTGATACTGTGATAACATCATCTACCGATAATGCTTCGTCGAATACAACAAAACCCCCGGCCCTTTCAAGGGTAAATCCGGAGGTTATCTTTGTGCCATTCTTTTTGACGGTGATCGGCTCATTTAAGGGCCAATATCTATGGGCTGGGTCTGTCACTCGATACCGTTTCCGCGCGGTGTCTGCGGTGGTGGCCGCGTCTGTAAAAGTTATAGGAGCGGCATCAATATCGCTGGTATAAACCGCTCCCACTTTTCCTGATAGTGCCATATTATATCACTCCTTATGCCGGTAGTGTCAAGGGCCCGGTGCCTTGGAAGTCAAAGGAGAAGGAAACTTTGTCATCCACCGGGGTCTCTATCGAGGGCTTGACGAGTGCCGAACCGCTGAATTTGATTGTGTCGGTTACTTTCAAATCCAACGTTACCGCTTCGCCATTTAGCCAAGCCGTCAAGATTGCCTTCTGGCCTGTGGCATCGGTGGGGTCGTAGTTCCCTTCTGCGCTACCGCTCCACTCCTTCAATCCCGCTAAAAACTCTTTCCATCCCTCGCTATCGAAGCTTGTTACGTCTACATCATCCGCTCCAAGGTCGAGGTTCCAGTTTGCAAGTTCTGCGATTTTACTTGCGCCAATATAGACGCCTCCGTCTTTACCTGTTACTTTTGCCATAGTTAACTAACCTCCTTAATCACTCTAAAATTTATAACAAATAACTGTCTGCCGTTCTCGTCTTTGCCTAACGTCTCCGGACTTTGTCTTGCCTTTATAAGCAGGTATCGGGTGCCGTTTATGGTTTCTTCAACTACACCATGCAAGACATTTTTAACCTGCTCTATTTTAGATCGTGCATCTGTGTATTTTTTAGCCCTTGCTATCACCTGTAAGCCGGGGTATTCGCCATTCCAATGCAGGTCTGGCGGTTCTCCTGCGTATTCAAACAACACTACGCAATCATCGGGAGAAGGCGGCAATTGTCCAATAAAAATATCGGCCCCAAATGTGCCGATGTCGTTTTGTTCGAGGTAGTCTTTTATATCGTCTAAAAGCATCACTTCTCCCTCCTTAAAGTATTTTTAGCCCTGTCTTTAATCGCTTTACCATACTTCTTTTTATTTTGATTGAAAGGGTCTTCAAGGAATTTTGCCTTGCCTCCCTTCGGGTGGTTGAAGTCAAGGCGTTCATGCTGAATACGGGCATAGGGTAGGTCATAACCTACCTCATACCATGCCTTTTCTCCATCTTCCTTCATTCTGCTTACATTGCAATTCGCCCGAAGGTCGCCCGTGTCTACCGGGGCCTCCCTTGCTGATTTTCCTTGCAGATCTGCGGCACATTTAAGGGCCTCCTGCATGACGGCTTTTTTGAGTAGGGCCTCTGCCTTTTTCCCTCGCCATGTCAATTTATATTTAGCCATTTATACCGCCACCTCGTAATGAGATAGATTGCCGTCGAGGTCTACAATTTCAGATACGGCTATAACCGGCCATTCGTGGCCGTTATACTCGGCTATGTCGTCAGGTTTGACTTTTTCAAGGCAAAAAAAACGGGCTTCGGAAATTACTTCCCTGCCCTGACTGTCTCTTACCAGTCGCCTTTTGCCTTCCCATCTTACAGGGATTGTCTTTTCCTCCGTAATGGGGTCTCCGTATCCGTCATAGCCAGTGGTGGTTTTTAATGTTAATGTTTGGTTGAGATAGTCTCTTACCACATTGCCACCGCCCCTACGATATAGCCTTCAAGCAGTATATATGCTTCCTTGCTATATAGCTTGCCGGCTCTTTTGCCCTTTTCGTAGGTCTCTGATACATCGCCCATTTTAACGGATATGACGTTTTGTTCTTGTGCTTTAGCTCTTGCACTGTCACCAAATTTAAGGATTGCTAGGGCTTCTTCACATGTGGCATCCTTTACACCATTGGGGATATCATCCTCATTCACATAGCCAAAACGGTAATTGGATATTTCTGGATATTGCCGGGGGAATTCCAAGATTTGACCGCTGTCGGATTTTAGACCTTTAAATTTTAGCCGGTTTATCCTTCTAGTGGCCTCTTTTAGTGCCCTCTCTTTCGTCTTAGCATCTGCCTTAATCCATGCGTCAGCAAACACCATGCCGTCAAAGTATTCCTCAGCATAATCCATAGTGCAAAAACTGTCTATGCCTTCTTGTATCATTCTATCACCCCTTTAGGGCTTTGATTAGCTCGCCCTTCTTCATTTTACCATATTTAGGGATGTTTTTATCCTTTGCAAGCTTTTTTAGTTCAGCTACAGTCATCGCTTCAAAGTTTTCATTTTTCGGGGTTGGTTCCACTTCTTTGGCCTCTATGGTTTTCTCATACACTTGCTCTATCTTATATCCCTTGCTTTTAAACCATTGTATAAGCCATTTATCGTTTGTTTCACCTTCGCCATTTAAAAAGGATACACCGGCTTTTACACCGGTATACCCCTTGTTTGGTGCGTATATCCTTGCCATTACGGAGCCACCACTACCACATCAACAGTAGCTGTCTTACTTCCGGTATTGGCAAAAGGTGTGGGTATAGCTCCCAATACTGCGGTAAAAGTGTATTCATCAGCTGTAGAGGCGTTGTAGTTGTCACTGTCTGTCCATTCCGTCACAGGCACTGTAACGGATATTCCCGGGGCTAAGGTTGCGGTTACTGTCTCTGGCAAAGCCGCCTTTACCTCTGTGGCGTCTACATAGACTGGGTCTGCTGTAGTACCGCCGTCTATGCTGGGGATTGGGTCAAAGGCAGTTATTTCAAGTTTCATTAGTGTAATTAAAGTTGTCTCAATAGCTGCTACTAGGTCGGCTTTGTCAAGACCGGTTGTATCAATTTGCATATAGGGTGCAAAGGATTTTAATTGTTCCACGGTCAAGTAATCCCATGGAGACAAAACATTTGCCCCCTCTTTTATGGTATAGCCCCTTTCCTCGAACCATTTTAGCACTGGAGTATTAGTGTCATGCACTGCGGCGGCCCCGTTAAAAAAGTCTACACCATAGTCACAGTTGCGGTTTGGGTTTTCCGAATATATCCTTGCCATCTCATTCCCTCCCCTACATTACCTTAATGTTGCGCAATACGCCGGCCGCTCTTGTTGCTTTTAGCACTACTGCCGCTACCATTTCAACTTCACCTGTCTTTACAGGCCCGGGCTGGTTAAAGTCGGGGATGTAGGTGTTTATAATCCCGTTGCCGGTTACGGTTACGCCGTGAAAACCATCAAGGCCAAGCCTTACGGTATAAAGGTCGGTCAGCCCAGTTACAGTGCCGGAATCAATCTCTCTTTCAACAATGGGCACTGTGGGCACTGTTTCAAAGCTTTCATTGACATAATACTGCAGGTCAATCAAGGGTATTCCGTCATAGGCTTCGGCTTTCCTGCCAAAGGCATCTTCACTGGGAGTCAGATACCCGGCCCGTCTTGCCACTGCTTTTATTTTGGTGAGCAGTTTGCTATTACCGAGTAAAAACGTAGGTCTGCCGTCAAGCTCCGATAAAAAGTTGTCAAGGGTATCAATGGCCGCCATGTAGTTGTCGTCTACCTTTGCAGTTGTGGAAAGGTCGAGGTAGGTTTCCTTGCCTATCTCCGTGGAGCTGTCCACCAAGGCCACATCGAGGCCGTCAAATACCTCACCGTCTCCCTGCCCTTCATCCCCATTGATGACGGCATAGTGGAAAAGGTTTGTTGCGGCTTTGATTTTCTGTTGTAGCTGAAAGTTTACTTCGTCTATTGCCCCGCCGGTCTGTGCTATCACCCTATCAAGCTCAAAGGCCCCGCCAAATATCTTCAAATTGGCGGTATATGCCTGCCTGATTGCTTCCTGGTTGTTATAGGGATGGTTTATCTTCCTAAATCCTGCAACTGCCGGGGTCTCTAGTCTCATATATCCGTAGGTCAGTGTGCTACCACCCGTCCCTGGGGATACTGCATCATCAAAGATCATCCTGTCGAGAAGCATAGATCCCCTTCTAAACTCATCAATTACCTGCTGGTCTATTTTGTCGGCCATGCCAACTTTGGCATCTGCTAATGTTATAGCCACTTATAATCACTCCTTAAATTTTATAATGTTGTTTTAATGCGTCTTTCAGGGATTTTGGCTCATCTCCGGTATCATCTGCCGGCGGGTTCGAGCCGTCACCCACTTTAGGCTTTGCGTCTCCAAAAAGATACGCCTCTTTTTCTTTTAGGGTTTTAAGCTGTTCCTCAAGGCCGATGAGGTTATCTCCGTCAAGGCTTACCTTTTGCATGTCCAAAAGGGCCTTCACCGCTTTGATGTTTTTGGCCTTTTGGTTTGATAGGGCAATGTCAATGGCGGTATTCTTCTTAAGTTCGGCCATCTTTGCTTCGTATTCTTCTTTGGTGGCCTTGTTTTGGGTCTCCAGTTCTGTCAGCTTTGCGGTAAGTTCATCGTGCCCTTTGGCCTTGTCTTTGAGGCTTTCTAATTGTGTGTCTCGTTCATCCACCATTTTTTTGTATTCGTTTTTTTGCTCGTTTACTTCGTCGAATCTGGCCTTGGGGATGAAGTTTCCGTCATCTATCATCACCTTTTTATCGCCTAGCTTTTCTTTGACCTTGTTATACAACTCATCGCCTAAAAGTTCCTTTAAATCCATTGTTATTCTCCTTCCTTTTCGCTTTTTTACATGGGTGCGTTTCCATGAAAGGTCTTTGTTCTTTAACGTCTACAAATACAAAAAAAGACGGTTTATTTCTATTCGTCTTTTATGGTTTCGTCAAATTCTATTGTATCGGTTTCCTGTTTTAAAACCTTTTCAATCTTCCTTAGGCTGCCTGCTATGTCTTTTAAACTTCGGGCAATATCTTTAAGGATTTTATCCATATTGGCTCTCCTTATAAGCATAATAAAAGCCCTACGCAATTCGCATAAGGCCTAATCCTTGAATATTTCATCTGCCACGGCTTTCCCATAGGCTTTCTCGTATCTCTTTTTTATTATCTCTAAATTTTCTTCTTTTGTTTTAGTATAGTCGGGTGTATAGTCGACAAGGTCGAAGCCTTCGACTCTTTCTTTATCTTTCATTAGGCTTCACTCTCCTATATATCCAGTTATATTTTTTTGCTAAAGCCTCATTAATCTCGTTTGAGTGTTCATACCACGCTTGTTTTTCAGTTAGCTTTTTATTGATCACCTTGTTATAATATTTATCAAATAAATCCTTGTATGTTTGTTTGTAATCAGCGGATATTTGGTTGATGCTAACAGGTGCGCTTTTGTCACCTTTTTTGTAAGTATATTTTGTGCCGTCTTCGCCCTCGACCGTGATAGCTCTTATTGATTTGTATTTAGCCATAACATGTAAGTCGGCATCGGAAAAAGATGAGCTGCCAGGGTGGTTGTGCGATAATATTAAACTATTCTCCGGTGAATTTTTAAGAAGGTTCTTGATGTTTTTATCAAAGACTACCGAATCTTTATCACCTTTTAGTTCATAAGCCACTTTATTTTTTTCAAGATCTAATAACATTATTTTTTCTATATGGTTTGCCTTACTGTAGGCATTTAAGTTTGTGTGAACACTGTTTAATGCATTTGATTGAGCTTTGGTTATTGATAAATCCTTAAAAGCCCCTTTGGTTTCTATTTTACCACCATCATCGGTTTTATTCAAATGTTCTTTATATTGTTTTAGAATACTTGCATCTCTACCAACCGGCTTAGTCCCCGACTTATCATAAGTGCTTTTCAACTTCTTAGCAGCGTTGATTTTATCATCTTCCGGTGCATCGCTGTATAAAACTTCCCTGGCTCTTTTTCTGTTCCTAGCAATGGTAGTCTTGTCCATCTCCACTTTATACGCCTGTTTTTCAGCCTCTGAGCGGTTATCTTTGTCTAAAGGTTCATTGCTATTCATTTGGGTTTTCTCGGCTTGTGGGTCAAATTCTCGCACGTATGGAGTGGTTACGTGAATGCAATTAGGGTGAAACGGGGTTATATATTCTGGTGTAAGCGGTGGGTATCGCTCATCACTGCCGGATATAGAAAAAACTTTCCCTTGCAGTGGTGCGCATATTTCACATGTGGGCCAGTGGGAGGATATTTGTATCAGATCTATGTCAGCTTCTTGGCAGGTGTTTAGGGTGGCTACGGTAGCCACTTCCCTAGATGTTGTTCTGGCTACCATCTGAGCGTAACTATCAAGCCGCCATTGTCTGCCTAACTTATCCCTAAAGCCGGTCAGTCCCTCGCTCAATAATCTGTCTTGCATCCTTTTAGCTGTCTCTTCCCATGTAAGGCCCTCGGTGTATTTTTGGCCCATGGTATCTATTCCGGCCCGTCTATATTCGTCTTGTATTCTCCGACCGGCGTATTGAGTGGCTTGGCGTAGATTGTCATACATGTTTTGGGCTATGACATCAATGGCCCTTTGGTGCACTTGAGCAAACTGGGGCCTTATTTTCCGTTGCATCCCCATCTTGTTGATAAAGGATAATACTTGGGTATGATTTTCCTGATATATCCTGGGGATGATTTGCTGTATCCACTTGGCGGATTCGGCGTCTAGTTGGGCCAAAATCTCCAAGACATTTTTGAGCTGGTCTTTGTAAAATACTGTTACATGGCCCTTGGCCTCCTTTTGTAGTAGGGTATTCAATATGCTAACAAAACCCTGCCTGTATAGATTGACTAAGGCTTGGATGTGTTTTTCTTCGTTAAAGGCCATTATTCCTCACCTTCGCCTGTTTCTTCGCCGGGGAACACCGGCGCTCTGAACATCATAGGCACTTCTTGATTTTGTTCTGTGAGTATCTTCTCTAACTCCAGCTGTAAACTTTCTGGGTCAAGGTCGAATAATCTTTGTATGGCGGTCTCCCTTGACATTATACCGCTCCTGATATAGGTCTCATATATTTCAGCTTGCTCTTTATCATCGTCCGGCAATCCATCCTGCCATTGAATGTTGATGTTTTCAAGTTCAATTCCTACTCCGGCACTTGCTTCCAACTTAGATGCAAGCCATAGGGTTTGTTTTATGGCCGGGTCAAAGCGGAGTCTTATCCTGTTTACCTTTGCAAGCGGCGCCATCATAAGCCTACGGAGTGCTGTCCCGCTTTCGGCTAAACCTGATTTGAGCTGTCCAAAGGCCGCCGCCGATGTTTCCGACAATACATATAGCTGTTCAATAAGTATTTCAATTTCCTTAAATGCCGCCGTAAGTTGCCCTTCCCATGTGACATAACCGGGGGGATCTTCTCCTTCCCCGACGGGATAAAACTTCCCACCACCTTTGACCACCCACTGTCCAGTATCAGGATCTTGCATTAGTGCTGTATCAGGCCCATACATGTTGGGGTCGGCATGTTTATCCAGTATCCGGCTTATCTGTGCTATCCTGATTTCCAGTTCCTGTATGACACTATCTAGGTCAGAGTAGTCATCAATGCCGTATATCCTGTCGCTGGTGCTTAGATTATGCACCGGCACTACTAAAAAATCATCAATGCCAGTCTCCTCCATATCCGGGAGTCCAGGATAAAAGGTTTTAAGGGGGATTTGTTTATCTATGATACTCTCGTCTAGAGTATAAAGCCTATTCTCGATGGCCCCTTTATGGTGGATCTCCAGTCTAAGGTATGTGGTCTTTTTATCCCGGTTAAACACGCCCGGCGTATCCACCTCAAATGTCCAACCTATCACATGAGCCTGTATGTCTTTGATGTTTGATGGGTTTACTATCGGATGCCACAGGGCCGGGGGGATGGCTTCGATGATGGCGTGACCGTCAAGTCTAGTCTTGAATATGCCGTCACCGTATCTTGAGATGTCCAGGGCCGCTTCGTAGGCTATATTTAAGAAATTGTTATTCACTATAATTTCATCAAGTTCTTCTTGTTCCCTGCCTTGCCATTCTCCTGCCGTTATCTTTGGCGGCTCACCTAGAAGCAGATCGGCCCATAGTGTAGATAATCGTCTGTGCCAGTTAAGGATTATCTCTAACGTGGCCCTTTGGTCTCCCCTTAGCAGCCTTACCCAATCTTTAAACACCTCAGCGTGTTTGCCTTCAAATAGCTTTTTGTTTTCGGTGTATCGCTTAAGTCTTTCCTTGTCCGGCGGCCATTTTTGACCTATACTAATTTGATCTAGGCTTGTGAGCATATCATCACCATCCTTTGGGTTTGGGCACGGGCCCTGTTACTTTTCTTTTTTGTGTTTCTCTTATGATACTTGCTAAACTATCCGGTGCATCGTCATGTGTGGCGTTTTCATTGTAGTCTAAAATTTGATTGATGTATTCCCGGTCAGTCTCATTTATAAAAACAATGTTTTCCCATTCGCTTTTTAAGTGAGTGGATATTTTAATAAACTTATTCATCTTTTCATGGTAGTTCTTTGCAGGTAGTTTAATCTTTTTGTGTAAATAACCTTTGTCAGCGTTGTGTTCCGTGTATAAAGTGCCGGCCTTATAATGTTGTCTCTTTTGCTCAAAGCCCTCTAATACATCATCGACGTGTCTTTGATGCAGTTCTCCATAAACATATATCTTGCCATCATCATGCCTTTTGATTATGGTAAAGGCTGTGCCGTCCTCCCCTCCGTAGGCGGCGTCTATGTGGGCCACTCCATTGTAAATCTTTTCTGTATTGCTGCCGTCATCAATAGTTGGTGCCGTAAATAATGCATCCTCGTCTGCTATATGCTTTAATTCGTAGTTGGCGGCAAAGAGGGATGTTGTCATCTTCCCACGCATCTCTTGTATATCCATATCACTCATCATGCCGGTGGAATAGCAGTCGTATTTAATTATGTTTGGCATAAGTGTAAAGCAATCGTCTTTATGCCAGGGTGTGCCTGTGTTGATTATCCTGCCTCCCGGGTTTCGGATGTTCTGTAACTCTTGGTATGTCAGCTTTGTCCTTTCCCTATGGGCTTTAGATATCCGGTCGTCGATGTTTACTATGTCATCGGTGATGATGATGTCGCCGTGTTTACCTGTAAGACTTGATTTTATGCCAAGGCCGATTAGCTGGGATGTTCCCCTGGGCCCTTGCTTTAGGTTGGTGTCTATCTCAAAAGCCGTTTCCTTTTCTAATATGCAAGGTTTGTCCCATAGCACCATTGACAGTGCTTGAAACCACTCCGTTTTTAGTAGTTTGGCAATCTGCAAGACTATCTCTTTTACGTCATCATCGGATTTGCGAATAAATATTATATTAAGCCAAGGTTTAACCACTATCATCAAAGCTATAGCAATTGACAGGCAAGTGGTTTTGTAGCTGCCCCCCTATGGGCTTGTAAGGTTATATCCTGCTTGCTAAACAAAAAAAACTTGATCCATTCATTATGAATGTCAACAAGTCTGTCGAAACCACCTTCTATGCCAAAAGCTACTGGCCTTATCTTGACTAAATCTAGCCATTTCTTTGTTTTATTATCCAGTCTCGTCACCTCCATCGCCCATATCACCCCCTCTATATCATTTTACATGTTTCCATGTCTCCCTATTTACGATGAAGCCTATCGTTGATTTGACAACACCAAATTCATCCGCCAAGGATTGGTAAGTTTCACCATTTCCTGAACGTTCTCTAATTTCTTGCACGTTTTCTTCCGTTAACTTAGACTTATAATGTTTCTCCCCGGAAACATCCTCTAACAACCCATTCACGCTAGCATGTGTCATATTGTCCTGTGCTGTTGCCCACTCCAAGTTCACCACATTATTATTTCCCTTGTTTCCATCTATATGGTTGATTTGTGGCTTGTTTTCAATATTAGGGATAAATGCTTGGGCTACTAACCTGTGAACCATGCCCTGTTTATTATTCTGATTTTTGTATAAACTGACATAGTTGTATCCGTATTTATCTTTCACTTGGGCTTTGGTTTTGCCTTCATATGAAACCTTATACCCGTTTTTATAGGTTATTACCCTATCCACACTTCGTATGTTTCCAAAGTTGCTTACCTCATAAATACCTTCATAATCAACAACATCTTTCCAGATCTCTTTTTTTGTGTTATAGTTTAACATGTAGATCAATCCCTTCTATTGATTTGCCATGGCCTAGGCAATTACCGTTGCGCTGGGCCATTTTTCTGCCCTCTATGGGCCTGTAATGTAAGGTCTTCTTTGGCAAACAAAAAAACTTGATCCATTCATTATGAATGTCAACAAGTCTGTCGAAACCACCTTCTATGCCAAAAGCTATGGGCTTTAGTTTGACCAAATCCAGCCATTTCTTAGTCTCAGTATCAAGTTTGGTCATTGCCATCACACTTTAAATATTGCTCTATTAACTTTGCCTTGTCGGATATGTCTATAGTGCCGGAGTGTTCTATATCATGCCTATCCCGCCAGACAGTGGGCTTTCTATTTTTAAGCCAGAATATTTGAGCTGTAGTATCTGGTGCCACCTCTTTTATAATTGTAGTGGTTTTTTCTTTACCATCACTACCTACTTCATGTCTTTTTTCCGTATATGTGTATCCCAGGGCTCTTTTAAGCAGTGCGTTTTCTACTTCACGGTCAATTACTTCTTTGCCCTTTTTTAGGGAGGCTATCAAGGCCGGAAACTTTTTCTTATATCCTTTAAAAGTGGAGTAGGCAACCCCCAAATTTTTTGCTATCTGCTCATCTATAAGGCCATCCCTGGCCCATCCTTCAATTTCTATTAGCCTTGGTTCCACATGTGTATGATATTTACTTGGCCTTCCACCTTTCCTTTTTTTCATCACCTCACCATCCTTTGGGTATGAAAAAAGAGCCCGAAGGCTCTAGATTCTTTATTATACAGGCTTTTGGAAAGAAGCATTTGTTTTTACTTTTTCGTGATCTTTATTTTCTTCCTCTCCGGAACATAATAAGGATACATGTTTTGGGTTGATATAATCTGCTCCAATATTAACAAATCCATCTCGTGTTTTTCCATCTTTACCAGTAAGCATACCTATAGCCTCTGTAGGGCTACATTGTATTTTAAGCACTTCACCGTTATCCATTATGATTGAAGTAACTGTTATTCTTGACATATGCTCCACCTCCCTTCCCCGTCCAACTTCGACACAGGGAAGGAAAGTCCTGCTATTGTCGAAAAATTAAAAGCACCGGTTTCCCGATGCTAATTTTCAGTGTGGCAGGTTACGGCTGGTTTAGTTGCGCGTGACTATTCCAGCACAGTATTAGATTTTCGGAACCTGCCATTTTTATAATTAGTATTCACCACCTACGCCCCATTCAGGATTTCAGTAGTTCATTATAAATTATATCACGTCTTTTTCGTTTTGGGCGGCTGTATTCCGGCTGTCTTTCGGTAGTGCTTCTTCTCCAAAAAGGCCTATTGCTATTTTATTGACAGCTCTCTTTCGTATTTCCCTGCACCACCGCTCATTAATTCTAACACTATAAGCCACTTGCCACCATTGCTTACCGTTTATATATCTTTCAGTTATTATCTGCTTTTCGGTATCATTTAATGCTTCTATGGCTCGGTCTATTCTCTCTAGCTTACTCTCTGTGATTTTAATTCTTTTCTCTAGGAGGTTTTTTCTTTCTGCTGCATATATGGCCGATTCTTCCGTAGCAGAATGAAATGCATATGTTTCACTTGTTGGTTCTTTCTCATAGTCTATGGCAGATATTTCCCGGTAGTCTATTTCTTCTATTTCCTGTTTCATGTTCTCGATGCTGGCTTTTAAGCTGTTATAGTTATACAAAAATTTCTCTGTCGCTTTGTAATAGTTCATATCAAATCTTCCTCCTTTTCCCCCGGTACTATTCCGCCTCTCCCCGGCTTAGGCCTTTCTTGCATGATTCCCCTTATGGCCTTTGGTGGAATCCGGGTTCTTTTCTTTCTTCTCTGCTTTTTCTCAAATTCTCGGATCCACTCATCCGGATCCCACTCTCTCATCTATCTTCCCTCCTATATCTCGTCCTGTCGTTTGTATAAAGTTTGGAGTCCACTCAATTGGCTTTGCAGGGCGTTTAGCATGTCCTTTGCTGTCTTGTATGTTAACTCGGCCAGATCTCTTTTGTATTTCAAGTCTGCTATATTGCCCCGGGCCACATCACTTATGACAGTTACCGGCATTTTTTCATCTCTAAGTTTCATAATCTCCCGGGCCAACTGCATCCGATATTGTTGCTCCGCCTCTGCATAAGCCTTGGCGTGGCCATAGAGGCTTTTGACTCCCCGCTGTATCTGCTGGCTTGTCTCAAATATGGCTTTGCCAATATCATGCATATCAA